ATGGCCCGTTTTATAAATAGAAGAAGCTTCTGTTTAGGAATTTTGCTCTTTTGCTGCAACTATTCCTCAGCCAATTCGTCACATAATATTTTCATGATGACATTATCTATACTAAGTTATGCAAAATGGAACACTCCGAATCCAGAATTATGCGTCGTTGATAATGCATCTTATGCAAACCAATTTTCTGCTTATATCAAATCAAATAAGTCTCCTTTTAATATAAGTGCGATACATTCCACCGATCTAAAAAATCGTCATTGTGATGCGGTATTTTTTTCCAATACTTCAGCACAAACCGAACAGGCCCTTATTGGGAAATCATTAAATTCATCTATTTTATCGTTTAGCTCAAGTAATTCTGAATGTGAAATTGGCAGCGTTTTTTGCTTATCCACCAACAAAACAGGAAATACTATTTTTAAAGTGAATCTTGATAGTTTAGCTCAGTCTAAAATACATGTTGACCCACGTGTTTTATTGCTGGCAAAGAATTCGGATTAAAATAATGATGAATAAATTTTTTAAATCGAGTTCCTTACAAACATTGTTTCGTAAATCTCAATTTACGACCTTTGCAATCACTTTATTTATTAGTACGTCTACTTTTGTCACGATTTCAGTATTTACCGTTGAATCTTATGCGAAACAAAACCTATTATTAATCAGCCGCACCGTGTCTGAACGTGTTCAACCTGCACTGGTGTTCTCTGATAGAATCGCGATTTCGCAGATTATCAATGAATACACCTTTCAACATTCAGTACGCCTGATTGAGGTTTATGATAATCAAGGTCATAAAGTTGCTGAAAGCCTAAAAAATGTTGAACACTATTCTTATATTCAAAACTTTTTTGATCATATCTTTTTAAAAGATTCCATCAAGTTAAACGTCCAACATCAAGGGAAGCTGGTCGGTCAAGTTGTGCTGTATGGAAGTTCCAATGAAATTTTAATGTTTATTTTTAAAATTTTTACCGGCTTAGCATTTGGCATGCTCTTTATGGTTTTTGCTGTATGGTGGTCAGTAAACTTAACCTATCGCCATATTATGGGTTCTTTTTTACCGATTATACAAATTGCACAACTATTAAGAAATCAAAAAGCGTATAACTTAAGGTTTCCAAAAAGTGATGTAAAAGAATTTCAAGACTTAAACAGTGTGTTCAACCAACTCTTAGATGAAATTCAATCTTGGCATACCCATCTTCAAAATGAGAATAGTGAACTTTCTTATCAAGTTCAACATGATCATTTAACCGAATTACCTAATCGTAATTATTTTTATCAAGTGTTATGTAATTTATATGAAGACACCAATCAACGTGAAAATTTAGCTTTATTATTTATTGATAATAATAATTTTAAAGCTATTAATGATCAATATGGACATTTGGTCGGTGATGAAGTTTTAAAAGAAATGGCTTCGCGATTAAGACGCCATATTCGCCAAGATGATTTTGTCGCGCGTCTTGCAGGAGATGAGTTTGCAATTATTTTACGTTCCATTTCTAAAATTGAACACCTCATCTCTATTGCGGAAAATCTGATTAAATGTTGTGACGATCCTTTAATCTATAAAGGACAATCGATTTCTTTTAGCTTTAGTATCGGTATTGCTATCTCTAGCCAGGCCTCAAGCCCAGAAGACTTAATTTCTCAAGCAGATCAAGCCATGTACAAAGCAAAATCTTTACAGCATCATTGGTTTATTTACCATTCATAATATTAGGGGGTTTTTATGACTTTAAAAAACGTACAACTTTCTATTCTTGCAATACTCTGCCTAGCACTTACAGGTTGTATGAATCTAGGTGGGTTGAGCTATAAACAAGCTCGTGTACTTAAGAAAGAAGGTTTTGTATTAACGGATGAAGGTTGGAGTCTAGGTCTACCAGAACGTTTATTGTTTGGTTTTAATGAATCGAATATTAATACCGAACGTCAAACTGAATTGGTTCGTTTAGCCACGCAATTAAATAAATATCATCTCGATAAGCTTAAAATTGTAGGTCATACCGATAATATCGGAAATCCTGAATACAATTTAAAATTATCCAAAGAACGTGCTCAAAATGTTTCAAATATATTCATTGAGCAAAAATTTAATCCACAAAATATCCAAGTGATTGGAAAAGGGGCTGACCAGCCACTTAAATCAAATGATTCAGAAGAGAATAAAGCTGAAAACCGTCGTGTTGCGGTGATTATTATTCCTTGATAATCTTCTCTTTATTAAAAAAAGATCTCTACAGAGATCTTTTTTTAGGTCTATAGAATTTGACGCTTCGTTGACAAGCACAAATTTCGGGCATAAAAAAACCGCCTTTAAGCGGATAATTTATATTTAAGCTGATGCTTAAATGGTCGGAGCAGTAGGATTCGAACCTACGACCCCCTGGTCCCAAACCAGGTGCACTACCAGGCTGTGCTATGCTCCGAATTTACAACAAACTTAAGGAATTGGGGTGAATGATGGGGCTCGAACCCAAGATTTTTATTAGAACTTTTTTATAATAATTAGTAATTTAGGTAATTTAACTATTCTAAAATCAATAGATATGGGAATTTATAGACTCTTCTTATTTGTTACGATCAAAAAATGACTATTTATGATTTTCTTTTAGGATTTAGGCAAAATTGACCAAAATGACAAAACTAAGCCTATTCTTGCTTATCGAGTAATGGAGTAATAAATAAAAAAAGTGCCCGATTTATTAGGCACTTACATAGTGAATTGGATGTAATATTTAGAGTAATGTCCAAGTAAATATTATTACTGGCGAATGTAGTTATTAATTTTGCTCAAATAATCGGGAATATCTTCGGCAATCAATTTCCCATAATGCTTATAAATCATTGACGTATCACTATGGCCAAGTTGTTCGGCAATCCACTCTGGAGGTACTTGGCCAGATGATAAAAGTTGACTTGCAAACGTGTGTCGACCGTGGTTGATTCCTCTCCCTCTTACTTTTGCTTTTTTAAGATGTTTATTCCATCTGTAACGTAATTCATGGTATTCAAAAATGTTGTTCTGTTCTTCGTTGATCCACACGAAACGTAATTTCTCTTGCTTGTAAGTACGATTATCACGTTGTAATACATCTACAACTTTTGGATAGCGATTGCCTGTTATGACGTATTGTTTTCTAAGTGCTGCGATCGCAGGATCGAGGAGCTTTATTTTCCTGTTTCTTCTCCGGTTCTTGGTAACTTTATAAAAACCTTTTACATAGTTTCTTTTAATGGTAATTGTACCTTTTTCAAGATCTATGTCTTCCCATGCGATCGGGATCTGTTCTGAAATTGAAAAGCCTGTCCAGAATAGACAGGGTAATAAATTTCCAATGTCAAAATCTGATTCTGTATTTAAAATCATTGAAATTTCAGTTTTTGTAAATGGATCTGGCTCAATACCGTCTAACTGCTGAATGACGATCGTTTCAAAAGGGTTATAAGCAATACGGTTCTCTTGTCGCCATAATTCATGGATCGATGCGAGTCTGGTGACTATTTCACGGATCGTTTTAGGTGCAAGCCGGTCTTTGAGCTGATTTATCCATTTGCGTACGCTTGTGGTGTCTATTTCTTTTGGATTTACTTTCGACCAACGTGGGTAAACATGTGTTTTTATATTGCTTTCATATCCATCGAAAGTACTCGGGGCAACTTCTCTTCGAATAAGTTCTTTATATTGCTCGATGTAATATGACATTTGATTCTTTTTTAAATGCTTTGAATTTGGAAAGTGTTTGACTAGGTTAAATTGGTCTAACTGGATCTCTAACTTAATTAGATCAGCAAGCTTTTTTGCTCGATCAACATTTTCAGGCGTATATGGCCATTCTAAGGTTTCTTTTATTGGTGGTTCATTTGCGATGGGTTTCATCCAAATCCGCATGCTTTTACCACGGATTTCAAGTCCTGCAGACATAATCAGACCTACATTTAAGTATTTTAAAGTATTGGGAATATTTTAGAAGAAAGCACCACCGAGTGGAGGTGCTTTAGAGGTGTGCAATTAGACGAATGGAAGTTCTTGGTCTTCGTTTATGCTATTGCGTGAAAGTATTTCATTTTCTAATGAAATACGAAGATAATCGTCTTCAGTTTTGTTGAATAGCCAATGTAAATCCCGATCGTCTAGATCTTTAATCGCCCACCCTCGATACTTTCCATAAAAAATATGCGTTGGATATCTTGCTTTCTCTGAAAATTCATACAACTCTTCAAAAGATGAAATCCCAGCTTCATGAATAATCGCAATAAGAACAGAGATAGTTGTACGGCAATCATTTAAAGCTGAATGAGCGAACCGTAAATCATGCGCTGTCTTACCACGGTTTTTACTCACATAAAGTGCAACTGCAGAAAGGGTATGCGAATCTAAATTTGGCCAGAGAAAACGAGCCATCGCTAAGGTGCAAACTGCTTTGAATTCACCTGTCGCTATCCCTGCTCGATTGACTGCAGCAATATCGTAATCAATATTATGTCCAATCAAATACTCAATATTTAAATTTTTTGGAAATTTAAATGCTGTATAAGGCAGGCATTTAACCAGATCTTCATCCACAATATGATGTACTGCCATTGCACCAAAACTAATGGGTTCACTTGGCTTATAACGATCTTCAAATTGAAATGATCTTCCGATTAATAACTCGGGATACACTGTAAAACTTGGCGAAATCTTGGCTCTTTCTATAAAGTTTATATCTATTGAAATGCCTGCAGCTTCAATGATGTCACCATGTAATTTATGCGTTTCCGTATCAAAAATTAACGCTGTCATTTTATTGCCTCAAAATCTTATGGTTGAGCCCTTAAGCCAACTGCTACACACAGCTCCACTTACTCTTTCACCTTTTGGGTTTGTAGCAGAAAATTTGGTTGCAAAAGTATCGTCTTCAGAACAAGAAAAGAATGCTCGACCATGAGTTTGAATATCTGTATAGCCTGCTGCTTTTAATGCCTTTTCTGCATCTGTAGAGGATGAACAGCCAGAAATTAGTAAAACTGCGATGATTAAAAATTTTTTTCTCATTTATCAGCATCCTTAAACTCTGCTTCATTCATTGGTTTTCTCCAATCAAATAAATAAATGAGCTCATACAAATTGAAGCAATCAGGTTGATGAACATTGCGTTTTTAAAATTAAAGTTCATGCTGATTGTTCCTGATCGTAACTCGCCAAAGCATCTGCACATGCTTCTTCTGGTGTTGAACCTTGTCCACGTAATAAAACTTTTCGATTTGGATCTTGTTCACGTTGATTACTGCAAATCCATACCATCCAATCTGTATAACGTGTGAACGCAAGTTCAAAATAGCAGTAATGATTTGTTTGAAGCATTTCTGTATGAATAGCCATAACTTTTGATAAATTGGTTTGTTCAGTCATGATTTAACCCTCAACCCTTGGTTGTTGATCTAATTCACAACGGCATTTCCCAATACGAGAATATTCAATTGGTCCTGGTGCATCGATAGGTGTCACTCCAAAACGGTAAAGGTCATATAGCTTATTACATGATTTCACCTGAATATCATCACCTGTTATTTTGGTGATAATTCCTCTGTAAGCTTTTTGATTTACACTTACTAATCCCCCCCCTAATTGCTTAACTTGCTGTTGCATAAAGTTGACTTCATCATCGACTTTAAAAGACTCAAAGTCTGGAAGAATTAAACCACCACACTTACAGTGGTATTTCGAAATTTCTGCTTCTGCAGTTTGTACGTTAGAATCGTTTTGCATAATTGCTCTCCGTTGATTGTGTGACACATACAGAAGTGACCGCTTCTGTATGTGTGCTTTACTTAATGTGTAAATGGGAAGTCGGAAAAAACAGAATTTGATTTTTTCCCAGAAAAAAGTGCTGCTAAAAGAAGCATTTTTAAAAGTTCATTTGGCATTTCATCTTTTTTTCTTTCTTTTTCAGTCTTTTGCTCTTCAGTGATCTCTGGCAAATTTAATTGCGGATATAATTCATTCGAATAAGCCCACTGGTGGATCTTATGGACTTTGATATCCCCACGGCTTGTATGCCATGCTTCACATTTTGCGCAGTACTCCACACCAGACATAATTTCTTTATCTTTAAAGATGACTGTCACATCTCTATCCACTTCAGGGATTTGAAATGAATCTTTGAATATTGGGTTTATTTTTGGCTCTACAGGGATCGCTTCAATCTTTACTTTAAAATGATTTGAACTTGATTCCTTTAATACGTTATCAACGAATTCATAAAGATTATTTAAATTACTTCTCGAATTTCCAACTTCAACTGGATATCCAAAAATTTTAAGTAGTTCTTCACGTTTAATTTTTTCTTTACTGAAAGCCTTGCTTGGCAATTGCTCCACGATAGATTTGTCTAATACAGCTATGGCTTGCATGCCAAAATTTGATGTGATCTTTAGGTTATACATAGTGTTTTCCTTTAAAAATGGGATTAATCCCGTTGTGAAGTTGGTTTTTCAAATATCCAACAGCGTTTTGTTGAATTGGTTAATTTGCTTTGAATGGCTTTGTTTGCTTCGATGAAGCGGTAATGCATACTGTGACGTAAGGCATTTTGTAATTCGGTTATTTCAGGGAGTGAATAATGGTAATCTGCTGCGACCCTGTATAAATGTGCAAAATTAATAGCTAATAATTCGGATTTATTTGAATGATTAATGACGCTTTCGTGATGCCCAATTTTATTTATTGAAGATTCCATTTCCTCAATGGTGTTCCAGAAGTTCTGAACAATGACTGGATCTGACTTAAGTACTTTGTCTCGGCTTTGTGCCATTACTAAAAATTCTGCATGAACCTGTTTCTGAACTAGCTCAGGAACATCTATGACATGACGACACATTGCATCAAATAACGCCATCAATTGGGCATGGTTATGAACAATACGAGAGCTTTGAATATTGTGTTGTTCCTGGTGCAACATCACATCGTATTCTTCATAGCAGATGTTATAAGCTTCCAGAATATCTTTTTCTTTATTTAGACAATCCAAAATAAAATGGCTGACATTCTCTGGTTCATATTTAGTTAAATTACGAGAAGCATATAGGCTAGATTTAGTCAGTTGATCTTTGAAAAATTTAACGTGAACAATACGTCCCATAATCGCTTCTGAAGCAAGTACTTCGGCATTTTGGCTGATTATAAGTGTTCCCATAAAAGGTGGTTCATAGGTTTCATTGCCACCTGTTTTAATCCCCATTGCACCCAGTGAGCCACCGTCATACATGGTTTTACACATATCCCAGTTAAATTGTTTTGCAGCACTTTCACCTTGTCGATCTGATTCGATAAACACGACTGGGAAATTAGAAACTTGTCGTAATGTTCGGGTTAAACCTGATTTCGATGTCTTTGATGGGTTTGGATCTATGCCTTCATAGTTGATACGTCCAAATAGCTTCCATAAAAATTGAATCAGTGTTGATTTACCTGTGCCTGGTTCACCGACTAACTCTAAAAATGGAAAAGACTTGTGTGTCTTGCGGATCTGCTGTGCATATAAGCTGCCAAAAAATGCAGTTAATGCGATTAAGCCTTTGACGCCATAAGCATCAATTAAATCGACTACCCATTTTTTCTCGTAGTCAGACTGTTGAGCATTTATCTTTAATGAAAAAGGTGAGTTACACTTTAAATTTATATGGCGTGGTAACTCGAAATATTCCTCTTTGTTAATTTTGTATTGCTTCCCTGCTTGATAAGCAATATCGCCTAATACATAAGTTTTTTGGTCAGCGTGATAACCTAAATAGTTGATCAGTTGTACTCGTTTGATATCTGTTAATTCACGTTCAAGAAAAGCATCTAGTTGCGTACTACTCCCTTTGTAGAATTTACCCGGTGCAATATGCAGTAGTCGCTTTTTAAACTCAGATGCAGATGCTATATGCGAAGCACTGAATGTATTTTTTATTGTTTTTGCACCTCGAGGGAAATCGATCTGGAAAAAATAGTCAGCTTCGTCGATTTCTTCCATATACTGGTAATACAATCCACGTGGTCGACAGTCCATAATTAGTTTTGCTTCTGCAGCATGTTCTAAGGCTTTTTCTTTGCGTTGAGCAATTGCTAATTCTTTTTCTTCCTCTGCCCAATCTTCATTATCGTTTGGCTCAAAGCCGATGTCTTTTTTATATTCTTCATACTTATCCATATCTAATTTGAACCAATACACTTGGTTGTTAAAATCAAAAGGGAAAGATTTTGTTCCATAGCGCTTGTAGATAAGTGTCCCTTTATCCACAGCAGTCTTTGCTGTAATCAGAGCGCCATAGTATTTATAGGTTTCTAGCTCTGTGAATTTCAAGCGATCTAGTTTGTAAAGATCGTTCCAATCTTGTTTCTTACGGCTAAAAGGTGGGAGAGCAGCTTCACATTCAAATCCTTCTGCTTCAGCTAAGGCAATATTTTTTAATATGCCATCATGCCCTGCTTTATCATTGTCAAATGCCCATACCAATTTAGGCATAGGACTTCCAGCTTCAGCGCATTTTTGAGCAATATGATTTAGAAAAATCGATGGATAGTTATTGCAACTTAATGCTGAAAAACTGGTGATTCCTGAAAGCCATAAAGCAATCGTGTCAAATATGCCTTCAGTGATCCATATTTCTTTGGATTCTAAATAGTTCGTATTTGGTGTCATCCATGCGTGTCCACCTGACAACCATTCTTCTTTAAATGTGGTTTTAGGTAATACATCTTGTTGATCTAATACACGTTGCCACCAACCGTGATTACCTTCTTCATCTGTAATTTGGAAACGTAAAGTTACTGATGTTGTTTTCTTTGGCTTATATCGAGTAATAAGCTCTTGTGTATACAAGCCCTTTAATTTATCGAGCGGAAAACCACGGCTTTCAACTAAATAGGCGTTAACTGTACGGTGTGGATCTTGGGGAGTAGGTTCAAAGCGTTTTTCCCATTTTTCAAATAGATCTGGGAATAAATCACGAATGTGGTTTTCATGGCCACATTCGTTTTTACGTGGGCAGAAGATTACCCACGGTTCATCTGCAAATGTCCAAGCCGATGCTTCTTTATGGTTGCAATCGGGGCATCTACCACGGAGTTTATTGTTACCTTTAGCTTTAAAGTTGTATTGATTTTCAAGTCTTTCAACGACTAAAGCTTGTGTTTCTGGAAACATCATCTTGAATAAACTACCTAAAATAAATGCCGTGAATTTTTGATTTCTTGCCCTGCTAATTTGTAAAGAACTTCTTTAATTCTTTGTTTAGCTAGGTATTCCATCGTTTCTGCTTCAGTTGCAAAACCGTGTAACTGTTGCACTTCCTTAATAATTTCTTTCTCTTTATCGCTGAGTACGATTTCTTGTGTGGGCATAGCTTCAGCTCCTTGAAAGGTGATCCGATGCGCCTTTTTTTAAGAATTCGTCTAAATTAAAGTCTTGTTGAATATCTTCTGCGATCAATGTGGCTAGTGCCTGTTTCATTACAAGCTGTCTCATGATCACACCAGGATTAATTCCAGTTAATTTAGATATGCTTTGAATTAACTGTGCTTCATCGTCATTGAGGTTGAGGTTGTAACGGTTATCTCGTTTTTGCTTTTTGAAAGACATATGATTTATCCCTCTTGCTGTTTGTTGTTTTTGCTTTGACTGCCTTTGCCTAGAAAATATGTTTGAGCAATCACACGAGAACGGCTTGAATCTGTTGCATCAACGACTTTGTCAATTTGATCGACTTCATCTTTTGGCAAATAAACAGTGCATGGAACACGACCACCTTCAATTTTTTTTGAACGTGATCTACTTGGAGGTGAAATATTCGTATTCATAGATTATCCTAGCGGTTATAGCGATGTGCTACGATTCACTATAGCATAAATATTTAGTCTTTCAACACTTAAAGGTGATAAATATGTCCGAAAATCATGATGAGCTTTCAGCCGTCATTGCTAAAAGATTTAAAAATGAAATGGAAAAGAATAATTTCAAAGCTAAAACGATAAGTCGTGAAATTGGGGCGCACGAAAATACGCTAGGTAACTATATCCGCAGTGAAAAAGTACCTGATCAATGGGTGTATTTGGCTAACTTACACCAGCAAGGTATTGATATTCGTTATGTTTTATTGGGTATAGATCCAGACTACTCAGGTTTAACGAGTGAAGAAAGTTTACTGTTAAAAGCTTATAGACAGTTGAGTCCAGATGCTCAAGTTGCATTACTTGGTTTAGGGAAGGTGATGGCCAAAGAAACGGAGAAGTAGAATGTACAATCCGTAAAAAGCCCACTTTACAGTGGGCTTTTTTATTTACTCTTCAAAGGTTGTCTGAACAACCTTAAGTTTTTCCTCTATATCAAGAAGCTTATAAATAAGATCTTGGTTGTTATAAATTACATCTTTATCGCCAGTAGATGCTTCTAAAGAATTTCTCCAAACTCGAATAGAACCCATAACCATGTCTAAGCATAATTCAGCATCATTATTTATTTGTTGCATACTCACCCCATTGGCAATTTGATTTAATTGAAATTGCCAGACCGTCACATGCTCATTGTTCCAAATAGGGCTGGTAAGTGTAAGCTCTCCATTAAATTTAGGATAAATAAGATTATTAAGCGATTCTTTTAAAAGATTTATATCGATAAGTTTAACTGAACGATCATTTTTTGATATTTCTTGAAGCAAATCATTAATTTGATCTGGTGAAATTGATAAATATCCTCGTTCAGTATCATGATTAAAGGCTATTTGCGCTCGAACACATGAATCTATCAGCCGAAATAACTGCTGACATAACTGCATGCTCTTTTCGTTCGTGGCTTCTACCCGGTCTGCGATCGGAATGTATGGAACTATACTTTCGTTCAATTTTATTCCCCTAAAAATAATATGGAGAATGTAACTGAGAACATGCAAAACAGTGAGATCGCTTTAAATATTTTTTGAAATAAAAGTGCTTTTTTTCTTTGTTTTGAACGTTTTTCGTATGCAACAAGGTCGTAAATAGGTGTGTGTTCGATGATGTGAGAATTTTGAATATATGCAGATGCACGGGCTTGAATTTGTCTTTTCATGACTAAAATTCCTTTTGGTAAGTTTGAAACCTACCTCCATTCCTTCCACAGAATGGTGGCAGACCGAACAGGGGTGGAAGTACCGTACCAAAAGAAACGGCCAGTCAATGACTGCCCTGCCCGATCTACCATAACAAGTATAGCTGATTAGACATTTTAGACAAAAAAAAGCCGCTTCTGAGCGGATGTTTTCTGCTCTTTTGGTGAGTATTACAGACTTCCACATCTGTACACAGATTTTGCTGTGTAAATACATATTGCTCGATGGTGCGGTGATATGTCAAGATAGTGATGTACTATTTTTTATAAGATATTGATTCTTGAGTAAGTTATGGCTGAGACTTCAAACATAAATATTAAATTAATAGAAAAATTTGATAATTTCAAAACAATTTTTTCAGGACTGAAGGTTAATATTCATCTTTCGGAATTAGAAAAAAAGTATGATTTAGATCTGAAAAAAATTAATAAACGCATCCCAGAAGACGCAAAAGTAATATTTCTATTTTTTGATAAAATTAAAAATGCTATAGACTTGAATATAGAGATAATCTCTCTTACATCTTATGATAATCTTTTTGATAATGTGCATCTTGACAACAATGAGCTGAATGAATTTCTTAAATATTTATCAGTTGAATTTAACAATTTAAACAATACAATTAGTTTATTTCAAAATTCAGCCATTTTATTCACCGAATTAATAGATTCTAACGACTCTACAATTAATTATAATTTCAATATAAATAATCGTATTAGCGAATTATTAAAACAATCTGAGGCATTATTATTTATTTTAGAAAAGATATGTGAAAATTTAAAGAAAATAATATTATTAGTTCACTCTATAAAATATAAATATCAAGATGTTCTAGAAAACATATACATAGAAAGATTCAAAAATGAATCTGAAATCCTTTTCAAAGAATTTAAAATATCTTCAAGCAAAATTTTAAGTGGTTTTGTTCATGAATCTAAAAGAATAAATTCTGAATTTAAGGCAATAGAATCAGAATGTGAAATGTTTAAAAAAACAATAACAGACTTTGAAAATCAAACTGATAGTTTAAAATTAGAATACTCCCATTTTGATAATAGAATAAAAGAAATTACTAATACGAGAACAAATGATATTCAATTTTTACTAGAAGAAAAGTTAAGAGAACTCGAAGGTATTAATAGCACCAAAATTGAGGAAATTGATAATTCATATCAAAATGCAAAATCCAACTTCGCAGATTTCACTAAATTAGTTGAAATGTCTGGAAATCATGTGCTAACCGATAATTATAAAAAAAAATCAGATGAAGAAAAAACTTCATATAATTTCTACAGCTGGGTAACAATGGGTTCGATATTTTTAGCAATTTTAACTACAATTATAATAATAGCATTGCCTATATATGAATTCTGGGAAGTAGTTCCACAACCAGATACGAATTATTTCACGATTTTAGCTAGATTAACTATTTCACTAATGTTCTTTGTCTTAGCAGTCTATGCTTCGAAATTGTCTGCTAAACACTATGAATGCTACCAAGAAAATCATCGTACTTTCTTACAATTGGCTGCACTTGAACCTTTTATGGCACGTATGACACCAGAAGAACAAAAAGAAATACGAAAAAACCTGATCCCTAGTTATTTTAATCAAGCCAATGATGGGAAATATGCAGCAAAAAGCGATGAAGTGGATATGTCAATTGTTTATACGATACTTGATAAAGTTTCGAATTTAGTTCCTGGAAATAAGAAACAATTTAATGATGATAACAATGATAGTGGTACCCAAAAATAATTTTATCTTTTTAAACTTGAAGATGAGTACATTACTATGCAAAATAGTAATGTACTATTTTTTATAAACAATTGACTTTATGAATAATTTAGAAAGAAAAAAGCTCCCTGTATGGCTCATTATCGGGATTATTTTAATACCTTTAATTTTTGCATGGTTTACTTTAAAACAAGGTTATAGCAAAACAGTACGAATCATTAGTTTTTCATGGATGGTTCTTGGTATAGCTGTATTTGCTCTATTACCTACACCTCCGAAACCAGTTGCAGATGATAGCTTCCCTGACCATACAGCCCCTGCGAAATCAGAAAAAAGCGAGGCCCAAAAAACTGCTGAAGCTGACAAAGCAAGATTAGAATTTCAGGATGAAAATAAGAAGCAATTAGAAGCACTACGAAATGAAGATCGTCCACAATTTGAAGTGCCTGGTGTGGACTATACTTCGCCAGTGGCAAAAGTTGATTTGAGTAATGATCAAGAAATTATTGCTGCAGTTGGTTTACCAGAGGTAGAAAAAGAAAAAGGTGCAAACCAAAATGGTGAGCCTATGACAACATATTACTTTAGTGATGATTTGCAGAATGGTTTGGAAATCAGTTTAAGTCGTGAGTTTGTCGATGTCGCTTGGAAATATGATGCTCAAAATCCTAATAAAGCAAATGCAGCATTTGAAGTTGGTCAACAAATTACTCGTGCGTTGCTTGGTGGTAAAGATGGTGCTGCACTATATGAAAATATTTCTAAAGGTGGAAAAATTGATTTTTTGAGTCTGGAGGATGGAACGGAAATCAAAAATGCACGTTGTAGTGCATCTATTTGTCGTTATCAGGTGATGAGATAATGAAAAATTACCCAAGATAAAGAAGTAATAGTTTTGCAAAAGGTTACGCTATGAAATATTTACTACATCCTTATATATTCAATAAAATTGTCTTTTCTGAGAATAGTGAAATTAAGGAAAAATTTGATTTAAAAAAGAAGCTTATAAAATATGAAATAAACCTTCAAGGTTATACTGTGTTGTTTTCTTATTTTGATTTTATCGATCATAAAAAAGATACTTATATTTATCCTAAGACCTCCAACCCAGAATGTATTTTTTGCTTAAAAAAAGAGCCTGCGGTAACATTTAAAACTCGAGCACATGTCATTCCAGAATGCCTTGGTAATAAGTATCTTCTTCAATATGATGAATGTGACCAGTGTAATAAGATTTTTTCTTCTACATTAGAAGATGCGTTAGACAAATATACTGAAATTTTTCGCACATTTAATAGAACTTTAAATAAACAAAATAAAGTTGTAACACATAAATCTATAGATCAATCCTTCACTTATGAATTTAATAAAAACAATGGTACTTATCAAATGTTTGGTGAGAATTTTGAAAATTATGTTAAAGATGATGGAAATGGAAAACTTACAATTGATTTTGAAATAAAAAAACACCGACCGTTAGATGTTTATCGTGCATTTATGAAGATTTTCTATGGATTACTTCCACGAGAACATCACAGAAAATTTACAATGCTGCGCGATTGGATAATGGATAAAAATCCAAATAGCCTTTTTGTAAAACCTTTAACAGTGATGAGAAGTTGGATCCCTGGAATGGATCATAAACCTTTAGCTATTTTTATAATTAACAACAGTAAAAAAGACTGTCTTGAAGTAGAAAAAAACTTCGATTATATGGGCTTAATTTCTATAGGGAATGTTGTATTTGAAATGCCTATCATTTCTGATGATTTTTTCAAATTTGTAAACAAAGATAGGACTCATAAAATTAATTTCAATTTAAAACTTTTTCCCAAACCTAGAACGCCCATCCAAACAAAATTAATTGATTTATCCATTTCAGAAAAAATTACTGATGTATTTAGTGTTGATTGTACATATGAGGTGAGAGAAAAATTACTCAAATAAGATTCAAGCCTGTTAATAGAATGGTATTTGAATCATGAATTTAATCTGTTTAATAGACAAACAAAAAATCACTTCATAGTCAAAAAATATGGAAAATATATGACAACAATTGTACTCGCAAAGTCTTTAGAAATTGGTCGAATTATTACGACTGCCGAAGCAGATCGTGAGCGTGAGCTCGGTCATATCAAGTCACAACACAAATTTGAATGCATAGATGACAATTGTGATGCTCAAATCACTTGTGCGAATTTATTAAAAGAAGTTTCAAAGCGGAAAAAAGAACCCTACTATATTTATGTAGGTGACCACACTGCTGCTTGTAAAGAAAAAGACAAAATTAAAATAATAGAACGTGAACTACAGGAACGCCAAGAATCAAAACCAAGGAGGTATATTTCGGATAAATTTGCTTTTTTAAATTTAGATAAGCCTTCAACTAAAAAAACTGAAACAACTACACGAGGCACATCTGCCTTAACTGACCCTAAATCCAATGGTTCAAGCACTACAAATGGGCAAAGCCAATTTGGTGTAAGACCATCTAAAAAAGCATTGTCGAGTTGGGTTAAACTTTTTAACGATGATACTGATATTTCAGTGATTTATAATGATGAAGAAATCCATATCCGAGATCTATTTGTGAATATGGATGAAGTTACAAATATCGAAGAACTTGAGGAAGAGCCGAGAATATATTATGGAACAGCTTGGGTTAATCCTCAACCTAATGGAATAAAATTTACTTTCAGTCAAAAAGTCCAACTTGATGAATTAATTCAAAAGCCAAGCTTGATGCTATTTTCAAATAAGATTCAAAATGAAGCAGAAAATGGTCGTTTTTCTGAAAAAACGCTAAAACAACTTGCGGAAATGAAAACTAAAAATAATAAACCAAAGCCGATTACAGTCTATATTTTTAGCCAACTCCCTCCTCAGTTAAGTAAAAATGGCAAATTTATTAATTTCTATGCTAAAGAGTTGACCTATGTATATTATGAAAAATAAATCAATGTTTGTAAGGATATGAATTTATATCATTAAATTTGAAATAAGCGTCCTGACTAATAATTGGCGGTTTTGTTTTTGAGTTTTCTGTACAAAATGCTGTTTTAACTGATCAAGTGTGCTGAGTGTTTTGGACAGTGGAATAAAGCTCAATGTTCCACCATGCTTGTGTACTAATGTTTTTACAGAATAGTCAGGCTCTGATGCTAGATCGATTGATATATCCACGCTGACTGGTATGTCGATATACTGATCATTAATATATAGAGCCATATTTTTTAAACTATGTATCTGATATTCCAATGAGTTGTTCAAACTCAGCTAACCAGTCCAAGCGGTTAAACCCACCTTCGCTTGAATTTGGGTAAATACCTGCAATAAAAAAGCCCTGCTCTGTGTCGGACTTTTTAAATGTATGGGCAATGATATTGACGTAATCACAGCGTAAATTTTTTACCTGTTCATAGGCTTCATGTGCGATCGGATGATCTGGAGTGACATTGATCATTTCTTATCTGCCTTAGTCACTTTAATAGAAATAATCAAAGCAAGCATGAAACCAACACCAAATATAAAACCTCGAATAAGCCATTCGAAAAATGCAAACCAATTAATTGAATAGTCAAAAATCATTTTTAAATCCTATAGGCCATTAACAAATTTAAAAAATAAATACACGTTGATAAGCGCTCTTAGCTCGAAAGAAAAAAGTAAAAACTCAGCCATCTTTTTGATCTTCCATGTGTTCATCATTAGCAGCTTTCCGTTCTGCATTGATTTGATCGAGTGTTTGAAGTTGGATAATTGGATTGGGCGTGGCGCTGGCTGAGATTTGATGTGTAATCTCAAAGTTTCCACCTGCAGAAAAACCACAGCAAAAATTACTACACTGCAAGCCCAAAGCACGAAGTAAAGGATGTTGTTGTCGGCTACTGCGGATATACATAGACGATCCGCAGTGTGGGCATTTAAAATTAGGTCTTTTCACGAATCGCCTATACAGAACAAATTTAAATACCATTATAAATAATACGGTGAAATATTTGTTCTTTTTATATATTTTTTATACTATTTGTTTGGTTTTTCTTGTGTAGAAAAATTTCATGCAAAATGTGAAATGTAAGTGCTGTTTTAAGCTACTCGCTAAAATAGGGACATTTGATCATATCGAGATCAAATGTCCACGTTGTAAAACGTTAAATAACTTCCAGAGCACCCCGAGTGCCTTACCTGAACGCCAAAATGAGCGTCACATCGAAACAGGTAAGATCGATGAGCAACACTTCTGTAATACCGCAATACAATCCTAAGGGTCACAGCTTTTCAGGTTGGCTTGGTGGAAAATCTCAACTGGCAAGAACGATCATAGACATCATGCCCGAACATAAAACGTATGTTGAAGTGTTTGGTGGTGCAGGATGGGTACTGTTTAAAAAGACTGAATCGCCTGTTGAAGTGATCAATGACATCAATGACGATTTGATTAACTTATATCGTGTTCTGAAATATCACTTTGATGCGTTTTTGACTGAGTTTGAAAATACATTATTTTCACGAACTGTTTTTAATGAAATGCGTAAAAATGACCGTGGTTTAACTGATATCCAACGTGCTGCCAAGTTCTATTATTTATTACGTTCAGCTTTTGGATGTCAGTTGGATGGCTCATTCAGTTATAGTCGTGACCGTAAAAGCCGTTTGAAACTCGGTGAGGATCTGCGCGCACATCTGCAGTCGATTCACACCCGGTTGCAAAATGTGGTGATTGAAAATGCCAGTTATGACTATGTGCTTAAACGTGTTGATGGTCCTGATACATTATTCTACTTAGATCCACCGTACTGGGACTGTGAAAATGTGTATGGCAAAGGAATTTGGTCGAAACAGGACTTTTATGATTTGAAAGATTACCTGGACAAAATACAAGGTAAATTTATTCTCAGTTTGAACGATACCCCTGAAGTTCGGGAGCTGTTTCAAGATTATAAAATCCAACATAAGAAGATCCGTTGGTCTGTAAATAATAAAGCAGCGCATGAAGAACATAATGGGAATGAGTTGATTATTACCAATTTTTGATTTAAATCTGATTTAAACTAATCCCTCAATATGAGGGATTTTTTATGGCTGAAGAAAATTTAAAAAATGGTTGGGTACGTGTAAGGCAGAGTGATTCAAGAATGAATGATTTACCCTGCTTAAAAGATAATAAAGATAAGATTGTCAAAGTATTTGGTTGGGATGGTATTGAGCTTCGCCATAATGCTGAAGCTCGCAGCGTTTTTTACAATGGTCAGTATTGGTACTATTAAAGGTTAGCTTGTCGTATTCTTTTCAGCTTGCATGGCTTTAAATTCTCTCGCTGCTGCAGTCGTTGCTGTCTGTTTGTTTTTATACAAATAGGTTAAACGCTTTGGTGTAGTTTGATCGCCCTGTGTGACCTTACCTGTGTTTTTTCCGTCTTTATAATACGCCAAAATCCCTGTGTAACTGCCTGAGTCGTCGTCCACCAGTTCGGATAAATCATCTGAATCGGGTAAATAGACTTCAATTTCAACGTCCGTCACAAAACCATTGTCTGCAGATAATGTATGTACAACACGAGAACCGAGCCAAATAATATCGTCTATTTCTGACTTTAAGCCCATAAACTGTACCTGCATTTCAGGAATGAGGTCAGGTTTACCGTAGGCTAGTTTATAACTGAATGTTGCCGACTTAGATTTAATCCGATTGAACTCTGACTGTGCCACACGTTTAGCGGATTTTTCATCTCGTTGAATATTGCGAAGTTCACGGGTGTTTTCGTCTGACATACCGACTGTAACTTTTTGGCGTTCGGCTTTGTCATTATCATAATAAAAAACCGTGACACCACTGACTTCGTCTGCACCGTCCGTGTCTGACCAACGATGTGAGTCGCCCATATTACGTGTGATAAAAAATGTGGGCAGATCTAAGCCTGAAATGGTTTTACTTTCACCTTTTGGCATAAATAATAAATAGCCGTTTTTTACGGTCGCCATCGCATCATGCTCGTCTGCTATACGTGTGATGAGGTTGGCATCTGATTCGTTTTGGTCAATATGTGCCAGTGTGATCTGCCCCAAGCTGTCATGAATAATGGCTTTGAGGTTTTGCTCACTGGCAATGGTATTGATAATATCTGCAATGGTTTTGTTGTCAAAACTGCGCTCTTTTTTCTTTTTAAATGTGGCTTTTAGGTCTGCAGCTGCGCCTCGAATAGTAAGAACGTCGGGCACACCTGAGTGCTCTCTCTCTTTGATGGCGTACTTGCCTTTGTAGACCAAGCCTTCATTGCTCCAACCAATCCATATTTCCATATCCGCACCTTTTGGCGGAATACCCAGTGAACCATCGTGATCGGAAAGTTCTATCTCAACTGTGTCTGCTTCGATACCACGATTGTCCGTAATAGTTAGGCGCATTAAACGTGTTTGAACCAGACCGCCGATGTCTACTCCATTGACCACGATTTTATAAAAAGCATGAGGGTAACTGGCATCAAGTTTGTTGCTGATAAAGTTAATGGCAGTAGTAGCCATACCAAGCAGTGACATTTAAAGAATACTCCCCACTATTGATCCCAATACGTTGCCAATGAGTACACCTGCGGTTTGTGTTTTCTTTAATGTTAGGCTGAATTCCACCAGCCGTGGTTTACCATTTTTAAAGAAATAGGTTTGTGTTTCATTTAGCGATTCAATCACCCATAAGCCATAAATCTTGCCACTCCCTGAGATAAGCGGAAATGATTTTCCTGTGTCTGCCATCAATCGCATTGCCGTCAATGACATGGGTGAACCAAACTCGGGTACGATTGAACCTTCAAGTGTAATACTGTCTTCACCTTTGCCTGCATACTGATATGCAGGCATGTCACCAACACGGTTATTGCTGACATGATTCCAAGTATTGCTACGTTGTAGGCTTTGGTAAGTGGCGGTTGGTATCGAAAATACGAACATGCCATAAATCATCATCATTTTTATTATTCCTGGTCTTTAAAACTGCTACGCACTCGTGCCATTTTTTCGCGTTCACGTTTGTTAAGCACGTTTTCGATCATGTTTTGAATCTGTTGAATGTTTTGTCCCGGTGTTGTGTTGATTTGGATGGTGATGGTGTCGCCTTGGATCGTCATACCACCACCTATACTGGTCGTTGCTAATCGTGGGGAAGTTTGGATTTTATCCAATGCAGGTACGACATTGATCTTTTGCAATAGTTCAGAGTTAGGATTAAATACGCTGATTACTTCTGCAAACTTGGCTTTGAGATTTGGAAAGGCTTTTTCTATACCACCATGTAAACCCGACATGATATGTCCACCAAGCCCAGCCATGACACGTGACGGACTATGGATATCCATCGTCTTTTTCATAAAGTCTGGCATCCAACTATTGATGGTTGCCCATAAAGATTTGAGCTTTTCAAAGCCTGCTTGAATCCCTTTCACCAAACCGTCAATGATCATGCTACCGAAGCTTGTGAATTTGGCAGGTAGTTCAATGCCAAACCATGACAAGACTTTAGCGAAAGCAGCATAAAATAACCCAAATGGTGACCAGTTTATGATTAATGCACTCATGCCTGTGATTCCACCTGAAAATGCCGTTTTCACCTCTGTCATTCGTGAACTAAACCACTGGCCAATCGGTGCAAAAATGGTTGAAATATGTGTCCATAATCCACCAAAAAAGGCTTTGATTGGTTCCCAGTTGGCAATGATCATGCGTGGTATGCCAATAAAGGGCATTAAAAAGTTCAAAATTGGATTATCTGCAAAGGTTTGATCAATACTTTGAAGAATACCTTTGATAAACGACACGCCAGCATTAAATGCAGTTTTAATACCGCTCCATAAGTTGATAAAGAATGCCTTTATCGGTGTCCAGTTCTTATAAATAAGATAGGCTGCAACAGCGATGGCGGTGATTGCTAAGCCGATCGGGTTCATGAGTAATGCACGGCCTAAAAATAAAAATACTCGACCGATACCCATTAAGGCTGACTTTAAAATATTGAGTACGACTGGAGCTGCTGCAAACACCCGTGAAAATAAACCTGCAGCTGTTGAAGTCGAAGCTAAAATGAGCCGTAGACTGAGCATGCCTAAAATTAAAGGTGAGAAAACAGCTAAAGCACCACCAATGGCCACAAGGCTTACAGCAATGAATACCAGTCCTGCACCCAGTGCTTTTGCTAAAGTTGGATTTCTCTCCATCCACCCTGTGAAATTTGCTAGTGCAGATGTTGCAACTTCAATGGCTTTTGTATAAATCGGTAAGATGGTTTGGCCAAAGCGTAAATAAGCATCATGCAGTTTGGCTTTGGCTTCCAGTTCCTTACCTGTCGTTGTGTCTTTACCTTGCGCATATAACTGGTCAATGTTATTTGCACCTTCATTTAGCTTGGCATTTTTATGAATTTGATCTCTTTGTTGATACATCTGTGCAAATAAGTTTGATGCTGTACGATTTGAGAAAATACTCCCGATCGCATCGACCACATCTCCCTCTTTAGTGATGCCTTTAGCATTTAGTGCAGGCACAAGAACTTGTTCCATCCAAGCGAATTGATCTTTCTTGAAAAGGTCTGCGCCCTTGATTGCCCCAATGTCTAAATATGACAAATCACCTGTTTTGTTGTGTTTGACTTTAGACGGATCTCCAATCAAGCCAAATTTGTCCAAATTACCCATCGCACGTTGAGTTGTACGACCTTGATATAAGTTTTGGTACGCCGACATCATAGCCGTACCAACACGGAATCCACCCATTTCTTGTACCAGTGGTTCCATCTTGTAATAAAAAGCTTTGTTATCTATGCCTTTTGCAGCAATACCACCTGTTTTAATGACATTCAGCCATTCTTCACCTTGGACACGTCCACCTGTTGCGGTAATCACTTGTTGAATAATATTGGCTTGATCATTGAAGGCTTTTTCACTTTTTAAGCCACCACGTAATTCAATGACTTTAAGCATGTCCATGAATTTTTTTTCATTTTCAGCCCCACCTTCACTACCAAACATGGCTTCATTTGCAAATTTCATTTTTGCCAATGTTGGTGCAACCATCTCCGCATGGTGCACATCACCAAAAGCAGTAATCCCATCACGAACTAAAGTTAAGTTTTCTAAGGTTGAAGTCCCATAAGTTTTCATTGCTTTAGCATACAAAATGGCTTCTTCAGTCGCTTTTTTACCTAACCCGAGGGATGCAATGCGATGCTCCTCAACATCTGTACGTTTGGATTCTTCAATTGGTTTACGCATGGTATATAGCGCGCCTGCACCTGTCATCGCTGCACCCATGCCATAACCAGCAGTTGCTCTTAACCGACCTGCATGACGTTCATAATTCTGTTGCATCTGTGTCATACGTTGTAAGCGTTGTTCTTGCTCACGCATAGACTGATTCGCTCGATTTAAATCATTTCGCAGACGTTGCTGATGCTCCGACAGCCGATTTGTAGATAAACCTGCATTATTCATTTCTGTACGCATTCGCTGAAGTTCTATGCGATTGCGTTCGTACTCTTGTTTAAGTTTTTTAGCTTTTTTAACAGATTTTTCGAAGTCACGTGTTAAGTCTGCAGACGGATTGGTTTTCATCTGCTGTCGAAGGCTTTTAATATGGTTCTGTAAATCTTGTAAGGCTTTGCCTTGATCTTGAACGGCTTTTTTTTGTTTTTGGTAACCGTCTATTTTCTTTTGTTGTTCGTTGAGCTTTCGAATCTCGTCACGTGTTTTTTTTAACGCCTTGGTAGCAGCATTACTACTACCAAGGATCGCTCTAAGTGCAGGACTTAATGTATTGTTCTTTGAGCCAAAAATGACTTCTAATCTTAATTGTTTCATTCGGCATCTGACCCATTTCGTTCAATGGCTTTTTGATGCCATTCCATCAATTCACTGAGTGACATACCTTCATAGGCTTGCGGTGACCAGTGAAACACCACCGCAATATTTGCCATGGCATCTTCTACTGTTGGAGTGCAATTTCCGCACGTACTGATTTCGGTTGCAAAAAAGTGATAATTGCACCACCCATTTGAATGATGTCAACTGGATCTATAAGTGTATCGAGCTGTTGTTTGGTCAATGTTGGATTCGTTGTACACAAAGGCAATAAGGTACAAATGGAGTTGACATCACCATTTAAAATGTCGGCAATTCGGACTTTTCGCAGTGCAATAACTGATGGTTTACGGACTTCGACTGACTTAATTTCTTGCCCACCAATTTTAATAGGTGAATCTAAATCCACGATTTCCACATCTTGCTGAATTGCTTGTAAGTTTTCGATTTGTTCTTGAGTTTGCATGGCAAATTCCATAAATATAAAAGTTGATGTAAAAAAACCTTCTGCAGCACTGGACTACAGAAGGGTAGGAAAACTAGATACCAATGTTTTGGCGATGTTTTTCATACATATCGACACCATCGACTTTGAATACAATGCCTGGAATATCGATTTCAATCATGGCTTTGCCATCGATTGATAATTTGTAATATGACAAGACCGTTTTAATCGAAAGTTCAGTATCATCACCGGGTTTTGAATTACCAAAATCAATTTCTTCATGACGGCCACGTACAACCATTTCGAGTGCCGTAGTTTCTCCGGTGTCGTCACGCTGATAGGATCCAGCGAAACGTAAACCAATTGCTCCAACAGTTGCAGCACCGTATTGCCCGATCACCAATGGGTCTATACCACCAAGTTTCCAAGCAAATTCGATCATGTCATCTGACATGCCTGCATCCCACTTGATACTGCCGTCCATCCCACCGCCACGCCAAGCCTCCAACTTACGTCCGAGTTTTGGCAAAGTGACTTCACCTGTTTGGCCAAGGTATGAATTACCTTCATTAAACAGATTCATCATTTTTAATTTTTTAGGTAAAGCCATGTCATTTTATCCTTTTTTATTCTTCTGTTACGCAGTCATACGTGAAGCGAAGTCAGCCAAATAACGGTCTGTAATACGCTGACGTAAAGTAAGGTCTTCCAGTGGTGGTACTGGCGTAAAGTCATAATCAAGCAGTAAATGTCCTGATTTTAGCGACTCTTTAGAATTAACAGCTGGATCAAACCAACATTCCCCATCAATGATGTAGCCACCATTTTTTAAATCACGAAATTTGGCATTGATGCCGTCGACAATATCTTTAGCCAATGATGGATGAAGGTCTTTATCTACTGCCCACATGTGCCCTTCTGCCATGGTGTCGGCAAGAATTTGTGCTGTCCGGGTGTAGTTTTCAAAGGCGAAAAGCGGATCTGCTGAACATGTACGAGAACCCCAAAAACGGAAGCCATCTTTTTGGATCAATGTGGTGATTTCGTTGCTATTGAGGTAACCAGCATCGGTATCCATGGACTGCAATTGCCAAAAAATATCTTGAGAAATACCTGTTACACCGTTGACGGGAACGTTGGAAAGTGTTTTCTGCCAACCTGTTTCATTATCAATTTTGGCACGTAAACCTAATGCTCGAGCAGTGGCATCAAATGTCGTGGTTTTTGATGTGGCTGTGTCCCATCCTAAAAAGTCGGGATAAATCAGCATGGTTTCTCTTGCACCAATTGCTTCACGATATGCAGCTGCTTCTTCTTTTGTTTCACAGCCAAAACAAGACAGGTAGTTAAATGCTCGAAGCTTTTCAGCAATTGAGTTTAAAGCCGTTGCCACAGGTGCAGTATCTAGACCAGGAACACCCAAAATACGAGGTCGTACTTTCAGATTTTGTTCTGCTGCCAATAAGGCTTTCATGCCTGTATAACGACCATTTTCAACACCACCGATAATTGCTGAGTTTTGTTCAGCTTCTGTGGTTTTTTGGTCTACACGCACAATGACAGTAATCGCATTGGTTTGGTCTGCGATGGCTTGTAAAGAACGTGCAAGTGTTCCCTTTTCACCTGCTTTGTCCAAAGCCGTTTTGATATCTGTAGCAAGTACTGGAGTATTGAGAGGTAAAGCTGCTGCATCTGCATCTTCTGCAGTTGCAACCAATCCGATCACAGCAGTGGAAACTGTACGGATTGGTCGTGTGCCTTCATTGAGTTCAAGGACTCGGACACCATGATGGTATGAATCTGTAGCCATATAAAAAGCCTGTGATCTGTTGTTATGTTTTCAGATCACAGGCTTACAAATTGACTATATATTGTCAGTTAAATGCAGTTGTATTAAGGCTTTTTACAACTAAACTAGACCCAATTTGTCCATGTCAAATTTTTTCTAATTCTTTTCTTCACGTTGGAATCAACAATATTTACAACTGTCTGCATCAAAGTTTTTGTGATTTTATCTAAAACTTTGACTTGAACTTGGTATTCAGAAAAAGATACTGGTGCATTTAATAGTGGTATTGGACTATTTACATAATAATCAGCTTCTAGAACAATTTGATCTAAATCAGAAAATTTTAAATTATCTGAAATTATATTTAAGTCATTTGATAAACAAAATAGTTTTTCATCCACATAAATATCGGCACTCGATAAATCAAAAATATTTTGTGAATAGCCATTTAAGGCAGAATCTAAATATAATCTAGATTTGTTTTTATGATAACAATTTTGGTTGAAACTTAGATTTTTTACATCACAGTTTTTAATCACAGGTTGAGATTGAACTGAAGACATATTTTTTATTTTTGTTGAATCGATATTGACTAAGCTACAAGTATCAAATTCGGCTTTTGATTGCCAAAAGTAGTAATCATTGTTTAATTCCGTAAACTCTAGTCTAGAGTTTTGAGCAAAAACAGAAGAATTTTCAGAAATAAGACCACTAATATTTTTAACAATTGAATTGTTTAATATTGATACATCAGAAGCTGCTTGTGCAATTGATGGTAATCCACTCGTGGGTAAATTCTTACAATCAATTTCTGAATTATTAACAACCACGCTACATTCTTTAGCCAAACCGACAGAACCTGAATACGTTTGTCCAAAAAATGAAACTTTAGTTTTATTATTGATTGAAATTTGAGGCTTTAAGACATTGGCAAAAGAGAAAAAAATTACATTCCCAAATAATTCAGAAGTATTGAAAGATATATCAATGATGCCTTTGTTTGATTCGATATGAACAACTCTATCAAAGTTTTTTAGAAGGACATTATTTCCAATAAGTGAAAATTTCTCATCTATTTGATCACTTAAATTTTCAATTGTTATGCCACAGCGTGATAATGTTGTATCTTTCATTTTTGCTTCAGCGCGAATATTATTCATAATTACTTTTGCATCGCCCGAACGTCTACCAAAATAGAATGCATCGGCAAATGCATCAAAATCATTATTTAAATACCAATGCCCACCAACATTATTAATATCAATATTTTCTAATAAAATATTTTTATAGTCAAAGTAACGACTTGCATAACCATACCAGTTTGACATCTTAATATTTCTTAAAATAATGTTTTTTGCATAAATATCAAATCCATTCATTCTTGGTGTTTTATAATATTCAGTGTTAGCAAATAGATCTTGAGGCGTATTTGAACCATCAATACTTATACCATCAAACAGAACTAAAGCTTCACCAATTGTTTTTATATCGAATGTAGTATATCCAGAAGTATCACTATTATTTTTTAACTTAATTTTTACATTTCGACCTAGTGCAGTAATGCCTTTTGAGTTTTCAGTTAAAATTGAGTTTTCAAGTAGAAAATCTCGGTCTGAGCCAAAATCAATAGAAATATGTTTAACTTTAGATAAATTCATAATTCTTTTGATAATTTCAGATGAATCTTGTGTGGCATTGGTATAACCAGCATCTTCAATTAAAAATATATTTGAATTTTTTTGACGTTCCCACCCGTAAAAAACACTTACACCATCATTTTCAAGTTGCCGTGTAGCTTTATATACAAATGTATCTCCACCTAGATTTTGCCCTTCCTCATAAGATTTTAAATAAACAGTTCTTGCTTCCCATACTTCGATATTGAGTAGCTCTTGAATCGAACTTACAAGTGTGACTTTTGTTTTATCTGCATGATCTATTGCTTCTTGTTTTGCTTCTTCAACTGTACGGATTGTCGCCATCACAATATCAGCATCAATTTTTAATTCGAAATTGGCTGTATTATCTATCTGAAGAATCATACGGAATGTCATGATTCTTGCTGTACCATCTGAAGGGTTCGGTTTATATGTTGGCGGATAATTCGAGTATGCAACCAAAACATTACCGGCCCACAAACCTAATTCACGAATGTTAAAACCTCCAATAGCACTGGCAATTATAGCCTCAGCACGTAACCAATTTTTATTGTTTGGGTCTGGTGCGAGAGAGTTTAATTGGGTTCGATACACTTCATTCACTAATTTAGTAAAATTCGCACTTGGAACAGGCAGGCTACCATTACCATCTCCGAATGACATTTCAGTAATACCTAATTTAGTACCATGCTGAATTGCTTCACGAAGTAAAGCTAAACCTTGTTCTGTAAATACTGAATAATATTGTTCACCAGCCATAATTTATGCTCTTTTTGGATAGATAGTTGTTTCGTCATGCCCGTAATGAGCAAAAATTGGATAAATGATTGGGGTTGTTTCGTCTTGCTTTGGGTAAATTGTTACGTCTTCACCGTCATACATTGCAACAGCAACATTGGTGTCACCATTTACTGCAATTACATTAATTTCCACACCTTTAAGCTCTCTCGTTAGTGGCTTAGCATCATGTAAAAGTTCAACCAATGTGTTATATGATTTTTCTGATAATGACTTACCATTTGTATCAATAGTCAATTGGAATGTACCAGGTTCACTCATTGGTAACTCTTGCCACCACTCATGTACAGTGAGTGAATAACCGAAGCTTTCAACGATTTGACGTAAGGCGTAATTGGTGCCTTTGTGTTGATGTACTTTGATCGAATTTTTGATTTGGGCGCGTTTTACTTCATCTGGCCAATCATCCTGCCAACGGTCTACAGAAAATTGCCATGCCAAAATGGATAAAAAATCACTGGGCGCATCATCAATCCGAATTAAGCGAGATAGATCCGCATTGAGTTCTGTCATTTGAGCTGAGGTTTCGACAATTTTATGCTCAAAATCTGTGGCATTTGGAGGAAGTAAGTTCATGGCTCATTCCTCACACTAAGTTTTATTTCAGTACAAAAGGCTGCCTGAAAGTTATTGATATGAACCTCTTCAATTGGATGGACTAACTCAACACGTTCAACACCTGATACTTTCAATGCTGAATAGATATCTGAGAAGAACACGCCTTTACCGATGCGCTTTGGGGTTTTGGTATAATTGTTAATATTGGCTGTCGCAGCGGATAAGACTGAGTCAGTTTCAGGGACATTTTTGGTGACTAAAACAGCTTCAACAATGTAGTTTATAATTTCAGCGGACTGTACTTGAACACGGTCACCTGTAGGACGTTTCTTTTCAGCAGAAACCGAATTTAAAACGATATTATTCAACTCTGGTGTAGATGCATTATTTGCTGTGTCATGCTGCAAAATGGTCAATAGCGCATGTGCTGGTGATGGTGAACTACATTTAACATCCGCCACACGCCCATCTGCTGACAGCGTATGATATTCATAAGATGATTCTGGTCCTGCAGTACTCAAAGCATCTAATTTTTTCTGAATGCGGTAACGGAAATTTTCATCGGTTTCATAAACTGCAGGTGCAGGTGGTGTGACTGAATTATCTGCTGGAGTAATAAGCAAACGTGAAACATCAAAATTTGCACCCCAAACGTCTAGATCTGCACCTTCTGCGAACGCCAACTGTGTTGCCAGCGCTTTTTTATTAATATGCGTCCGCAATACCATTTCACGATAAGCATTTTCTTGTAGATATTTGTGCAGTGGATCTGATTCACGGCCCAATAAAATCGTGATCGCGTCTTGTTCCTCTGGTGGATACAGCGAGATCAAAAATGCTTTACGTTCTGCCAATATTTGTTCGTAATCGATTTCATCGACAAAATTGGGCTTTGGCAGTTGGCTAAAATCCACACTCATGCGCCTGCTCCCATATTTAATGGAATTCTAAGATTCATTTGTTGACCTGTGATTTGGGATAAGCCTTCGATGTCGAATACCAATCCATTCCCCTCAACACTCGACATATAAAGTTGACTGATACTAATCCGATCTTCCCAACGAGAAACCGCTGTATAAATTGCGCTATAACATTTCAAAACCAAGACATCATTAATTGGTTGATCGAGCAATTCAAAAATGAGAGATCCGTACTCGCGTCGCATGACACGAGATCCAATGGGTGTAGTGATGATGTCTTGCAATGATTGTTGGATAGACTGTTGTTCTGTTTCCAGGCTTCTACCTGTATTTTTATCAATCATGGTAAGGGTTCTCCCGAAGTTTCCTCACCTGATTTAACACCTGATGTTTTATGCAACTTCAATGAAATAGCACCTGCAGTTACGTCAGCCTCGGTACTGAAGTTTCCTGTTGAATGGCTACTGCCCTGTACAAGTTGACTGCCACCGACTGTATTGTTTCCTGTCATGGCTGTACTGCCATTGACTTGGACATTGCCATTGATGGTGGTATCACCATTGATGGTTGCCCCACCTGAATTGGCATTGACAGTCACGCCACTATCGGCATTGACAGTTACACCACTGTTTGCAGTTAAAACAGCAGTACCGTTGCTAGGTAAAATCACTTCTAATGCATGAGTTTTGGTGTCATAAGAAATCATGCAACCATCAGAAAATAGACGTATATTTTTATTTAAATCTTGTGATAACACTGGATTATCTGCATTGTTCAAGCCACCAATTGCAATACCTATCTCTAATACACCGCATGGACTTAAAACGATGACCTCTTCACCAATAGATGGTGGGTCAAAGGTTTTGTCATTGCCTGCACGTAAATTGAGATAACGGATTTTTGCAGTGGTAATCTCGCCAATTTGGACGGTCACTGTCAGAAAGGGTTTTGTCGGTTCTACGGTCTTGATTTTTCCTAAACGAATCAGGTTTTCAAGACGTCGTAATAGGTCTGCACTCATGACTGCAATCGTGTTGCAGTCATTTTTTTATTGCATGTGGTGGCTGTTGTATTAACGCTTTTTACAAATCATTTTGAAATAAGTTTAAATACTTCTGTTTCAATCATATCCATTTCTTCTGTCGTAAATCCTAAAAGTTCTCGACTGGCATATTGAACAGTTGGACCATCTTTTTCGACTTTGTCGCGTAAACCGTATTGATGAACTCGGGCAATAAATGCCACACGACCTGCAAAACCAATGGCGATGCCTTGGGCTGTGCGCTCAAAGCGCATGTATTTGGCATTTTTAATCAGATTAAACATTTTATTTTTGATTTTATTTTTCTTGTCCCGGAGACGAAACTTTCTTGGAACATAGGTCGAACCATCTGGATTTTGTTGTTTTGTGATTCGACTTTTTTGTGATGCTCGTAACTTTCGAGCGATATGCATTTCTAATTTGCGTCGCTCTTGATCACTGAGTTGATTCAGCATACTACCCAGATGTTCTGTAAGTGCTTCGAGTTCTGCCATTAGAAATATTGTTCCTCTGGTTCTGCTGAAATCCACTCTGCTAATGTTTGTCCTGTTTTACTGTCGATCATTTTAAAAATTTGCGATGGTAATGCTTTGTCATACTGAGGCTCGTCAGGAAATGAAACACTTAAAGTGCCATCATCATTATGTTTGACAATGACTCGTTCTGTGAGTGGAAGTGTCAATGCTAAATCTACGGTACCGTTGTCTAAAATCACAGTCTCAAACTTAAATGCATCTTTGCTTTTTTCTAAGTTGACTAATAATTCATGCTGATTGACACGCACCCAATCAAGCAATGGAATCATGACTGCGTCCATATCTCCAGCATATTCAGTTAAAATCAAATTGAGATCATAGACATATTCAAATGAAAGCCCGTTGGCCAAAGTACAACGGACGTTGCCTTTTTCAGTAAAAATCAGCATTCGTTCAGGATCACGCTGTAATTCTTTAACTGCGTTAAGCATGTGAGTGCGTAGGCTTTCCAGTTTTTTCATGGTTGTTCCTGAATTTTTATGACCGCGTCTACTTGTGCTGCACAAAGTGAACGTGCCAATTCGGTTTGTTCTAGCGCAAAAACCAAGTCTTGATTGGTATTCAATACAAAAATTGGTTTAGTGCATGGGCTGAGCATTGGATAGAGTTTTTGCACCTGGTGATTTGGCATTGCTGTTGAACATGCCACGAATTGCGTCAGGCACAGGCTGAATAGCCCAATTTTTACTGTCTTGATCATGGGTAAATATCTCGTTCAGCGTAACTTTGCGCTGTTCATAATTACTATGAATCTCTGTTTGTGCTTTTTGTAATTCTGCAATGGATCGGCTTTGCTCAAGTACTTGGGTACGGATTTTTTCAAGTGTTTGATCTTGGCTTTGCAGCTGCTGTTGTTTTTCTACAAGTTGTTGTTCTAACTGACCAATTTTTTGCTGAACATGGATGTAATGTTTAAACATTAAAAATACTATTAAACATAAAAGCAAAGCCAATATTGGCTTTGCAAATGGGCGAAGCACAGTTAAAGCGATCATGATGCTTTTTGCACTCCGTAGATGGGTTCAAGATGCGCTCGTTCCGTAAGGAATTTAGCTTCATAACCGAGTTTCTTATAGTTAGGACCGTTGTATAAACGGAAGACTGTGTCCCAATCTTCTTTTTGTAAAGCTGTCAGTAAACCCTTTTTAGTCTCAATGAAACGGATGAAAGCCTCTAACTGTAAAGACTCACTGGATTGCATTTGCTCAACAAAATCAAATACGGATTTGTAGCCGAGGTCTTGCCAGTTTTCACCCATGATTTGGAACTGCCCCCAAGAACAGGACATAAGTGCAGCTTCTTCGTGGATATTTTTAGCAAGTGATAAACGGGTATATTCAGCTTCATTGCCCTTGTACCCACCAGTTGCGGTGTTGACCAGATTTGGAAATAAACGCATTTGTTCATTGGCAAAGGCTTTGCCTTTAAATTTAACCAAGTATGAATACATTTTATGGCGTTCAAATAGAATCTTGGCCTTACCATTTTTTAGAAAACCAACACCACGAGCTTCAGTTGCACCAAAGGCACGAATATTGAGTTCTGGAACATTGAGACGAACTGCAGCATTTAGATAGTCTGCACCTTTTAAAAACTTATCAGTACTGCCACCCATTAAGGCTGTACGGGTTTTATCACCCACTTTACCATCATCGACTAAGCCATGTTTTCGCTGAAACTGAATCACGGCATATTCGGTATTTGTACCAAAGTCACCATCGGGATTAAGTGGTTTTGAATTTAATCCCATGAAACCAAGTGCTATAAGCTGCTTTTGGATAATAACGACAGCATCTCCTCGAGCACCAAATTTAATTAAACTCATGATGCACTCCAGATCAGCTTGGCCACATTACCTTTTGTGCGCAAAATCAAGACACAAAGCAAAACTGCAAATATTGCATCCCACAGGGTTACAGGATCTTTATAAAATAAAATATGGATGGTTTGTCCCATGAAAGCACCAATCAAAATGGTGGCAAGAATGGAATAACCACGACGATGTCGCAGGCCAGTTGGATTAAAACAAATGATACGAGCACCGCAGATCATGTATGCAATCAGTGCGATGAATTGAAATAATTGTTCCATCATGATGATCCTCCACCACGAAAAATTTTATTGATGATGTCTGTTAAGTTGGACTGATCTACCCACACCATGATTTTCAAAATGATTGGGAGTGAGAAAATGGCTGCGACCATGCCAGCTGTTGCGTCATTGGTGATAAATGTTCGAGTTGTAATCTCTGGTGTAAGCAAGTAACCAATGCCCGTTGCTAAAAGCATAGTCAGCATACGTTGTAAGGGTTTTAGATCTTTTTTAGTCGTAGCAAATAGTGCTGCGCCAAAAACTGCGCCCAACAACGCATTGCCGTTGATAAAGGGTAAAAGTGAAGCTGCACTTAAAGTGATTGCTGTTGCAGCTGCTGTTGTGGTTGGTTCTGGCATTTTGTTATTAGTCCCATAGGTTTATGGTTTGTTTTGTTTGTTGCGGTGTTTCAATTTCAGGCAATGTGACTTGTGTCCCCATTGGAATAAATGGACCAAATTCAGCAAGTTTGGGATTGGCAGTTAAAACCATTTCGACCACGCCTGAGCTACGACCGTACTCGCGCCAACAGATCGCATCGACCGTGTCGTTCTGTAGAGCAGTGATGGTTTTAGCCATGAACTAATCCTTACAATCCAATACTTCTACAATTCGAATTTCACATTCATACATCGTTGGATTAATCCCATTATTTTGAGTAAGAACACGTGCCTCAGGTTGAATTGCTTTAGATTGCAAATCCAAACCAAGTTCAGTAGCAATTCTTTCAAGTGCAAGTCGTTCTAACTCTTTCTGAGAAAAACGATAGAAATGAACCCGTTGATGTGTTTCCTTTGATGAAATATTCATTTTCATATCAACTCCACTACGGTGTGGTTTTCACCGAGCAACTGTTGAATTGCCCATTGTCGATTGCGTCGATAATCATCCACAGTACATTCCGCTTGCTCTGCTTTTTTCGCACCTGAATTGGAACTGTCATAATTGCGATAGTTCTCATTGACCTTGGCTGCGACACCATTGGCAATTGCGGAAAGATATAAATAATCGGTATCGGGTTTGCCATCGATGATGGTTTTGGATAAATCGGATAATTTGGCAACATTGGTTTGCAATGAAATAAGCAAACGATTCAGGTCGATGACTTCTTCAATGATGGTTTGTTTAAGTCGTTCGTTGGTGACAGCTCCGTCAATACGGACAATTTCTCGGATATGGTCAAGACCAACACTCGGATAAAACGAGTCACTTTCGATGATGATTTGACTTGGTGTTGTATTGCCATTTGCGACGAATCCCATGCTGTCCCCTGCCGTCTGTTTTTGTTGAATTTAGTGCATGGGTGGGAACAACTCTCTAAGTGTGTATTACGATGTAATGACACTGAAATTGTTCGCCCATGCGGTGCGTGGGCACTTATTCAGTCGTTTTAAAAACCAAGGAACCTTGGTCATTTACGACTTGTGAACCATCACTATTCAGTAAAGGTTCAGGCTGTTTTGGTAAGCGATCTGCAAATTTATCAAGAAACTTCTTTGTTGCTTTCATTTCACCGAAAGCACCAGACTTTTCATCTAATTCAAAAGCAGACGTTAAATATGCTTCTGCTGATTGTGCATGTGCCAGATCCGCATCACTTGGTTCATCTTTACTCTGAATTAATTTGACTGTGGCTTTACCCAAAGCTAAATACAATTTGGCTTTAGCTTGGTTCGGCATATCCAATACTTTTGGATCTAGATCAGGATTTAGAATCAATCGTTCAACTTGTTCTAAAACTGAAATATCAACTGCAGCATCAGTTTTAAGTTGTTTTAAAAATGCTTCAGCAATGGTTTCAACCACATAAGTTGCTGTATTGCGCTTAAATGAATCGGGCATGATCATGTTATGACGTAAAGCAAACTCTGCTAATAACAATGCTTTTGCATAATCACCCACATCGATACACCAAACCAAAATAGTCATAAAGACTTCATCTTGAATAGATTTATCAGCTTCAAGAATGCCTTCGATATATGGTAAATAATTTGGAAGTAAAGCTGTTTTTAAAACAACTTTAGCTGCGGTGGCTTGGATTTGTTTGAGACGTTGACGATCATTATTGAGTTGCACCATCTGCAACTCATAAGCCGTCATGTCTTGCATCGCGCCAAACTCAGCAGCCGTTTCGGCTGCTTTTTTGGCTTGATGTTTTTGGAAATGCTGACGTGCTAGGGTCATAATTACACCAATTCGATTTTTTCAGCCATTGCAGCAAGACCCAAATCTTCGATGTAATAATCTTCGTTTGAAGATTCATAGTTTTCGATTTGGTCACGTTTTGGATTGTCGATGACAGTACGACGACGAGCACCTTCTTGAACATAAATTGAAAGGTTGTCAAAAGTTGTCACCAAAATGGCATCTTCTGGGAAGAACGGTACTGCATAAACAGGCAAATTACCCATACGCTTTTGGCTGATGATGATGTCAGCTGCCAATTTTTCCGTGTTTTCTTGTTCTTTGTTAACAATCGGAAAGTACTTATCTGCCAATGTTTTACGATTACACAGTACAACTAAATCTGGATTGTCCTGATGCACTTCATCAATCATTTCATTGGTCAGATCCATCACCAAAGCATCGACATTGTGATAATCACCCGTTGCACCGACGGTAATTTTTCCAACAATTTTACCTGATGACATCACACGTTCAGAATTTTCTTCACGCATCTTCTGCAACCAGCCTTTGTTTACATCTTGCAGTTTTGGATTTGCAATAATGTCAGTTGTCGTCGCAATAGAAGTACCATTGAAGCCAATCATGATACGGTCTAGACCTTGGCGTTTTTGAATTTGACCACTGAAACGAGCATAGAAATCTTTAAATTTTGCCCATTGATCTAGTTTTTGATATTTGATTGCTGTATCAAAATCAGTTTTACGACACATATAAAAACGCTCATCCATCGATGTTGGGTCTTTGGCTTGGCGATCTGTCGTGTCCGTATTTGTACGTGAGGCAATTGGACGTGAAATACCCAATCCAACTGCTGAACCTGACTGTTCTTGAACTAAGAAAATATTGATTTTCTGTAAAAATGCAGAAGATAACTGAATTTTATCTTCTAATTTCTGTTGAATCGTTGGTGCAACATTAAACTTTTCAGATACTTTGCTTACACCATTCAACTTGGCTAATTGAGTCATTGACTCATTGAATTTAAAACGTGTTTCTGGACGCATGTTAGATACTCTTTATATTTATAGTGATGGTTTTAGCAATCAACGGTTTCAGTGAATTTTGAATTTCCTGAAGTTGGACGTGGCTGTTGATCAGGCTCACCTTCTAACTTGGTTTTAAATTCATTGAAATCTTTTTTCAGCTGCTCATGTTCTGTGTTTAAAGTATTGAAATCATTTTCAAGTTTTGAAACCGTTTGACCTTGATTTGCAGTTTCAGTTGCGATTTCAACAATGGCTTGTTCTTGCTCAGAAAAGTATTCCGCAGACTTCTGTTCTGACTTTTGTTGTTTTGAGAACAGGTCTTTTACTTTTTGTACCAAGCCTGCGGAATATGATTGCTGTGTTTTGACTTCTTCAAATTCGAATTCCGTCTCTACTGCAGCAGTAAACAGATTTTCAGGGCGTTGTTTTTTACTTGCCAAAGGATTGGATTTTGCTGTAGCAGCAAATTGCAAATATTCGGTTCCCAATGATGCAGGTGAGTCTGTCACAGCCAAACCGATTAAGTATGCGGAACCTTTACCTGCAAAGTTTTCGTCTACCTCAATGGATGTATAGACTTTTTGCTTTTTCTGATTGAGATCAATCAAACTTTGAGTCGGTTCAATTTGGGCAAAAAGTGCGTCTTTTTCTTCACCACTGATTGTGACTTTTTCTGTTTTTAACGCAATGACATCGCCATAAGCACCAAAAACACCGTCAGGAAAAACTGAACGAAAGTGTTCAATATTGATACGAGCACCGTAGGTATTTGGGTCATAATTCTGCGCCATTTGGACGATCCATTCTGGCTGAATTTCACGACCATCTGTGGTATCCCCTGCCACGGCAATACGAAACCACTTCGATTTATATTTCTTATCTTCTTTGCTCATTTGCAAACCTATTCATAAAAAAATGGACGGATAAAAATCACGCTTTTGAATAGGTGCAGGATGGGCAATTATGCGCTAACCAAGCAATTAAACCCTTTTGTATTAAGCCTTTTTACAACTCACATGAACTGATTGTTAGATTTCTTACTGCCAATGTTCGCTTATAGAAAATAAGCAAAACATTGTAATGAATGACCTATCCCCCATCGCAAATCTGCACTTGATCATGGACAACAAGCTGAAAGGAAAGTTCCTTTATTGGCTTGGTTGGAAAATTGTCGATATAGCAGAAGTACTCGAAGAAAAAGAACGGACAGTTCAGGCATGGAAAACACGGGACGAATGGGAAAAAGAAAAGCCTGAAAATCGTGTTGAATGTGCACTGACTGTACGTCTGATGCAACTTATTCTTAAAAATAAAAAAACATCTGGTGATATCAAAGAAATTGATTTGTTAATGCGGACTTATAAAGAATTCGCTCGAATAGAAAAATATCGCTTGGATGGATCTGAAGCTGATCTAAATCCTAATATTCAAAGACGTAACTCAGCACCCCGTAAAAAAGTACCGAACCATTTTGATGAAGAACAAATCGAAGAAATGGTACTGGCATTTGAAGAACGATTGTTTGAGTACCAATGGACTTGGTACCGTGCAATGGACCAACGTTCTAGAATGATCCTAAAAAGTCGTCAGATTGGTGCAACTTATTATTTTGCATTTGAAGCACTGATCGACGCACTAAAAACAGGTCGAAATCAAATCTTCTTGTCAGCATCTAAAGCCCAAGCACATATTTTTAAACACTATATAAAAAAATATGCTCAGGAAATTTGTGGTGTAGAACTGACTGGAGATCCAATTCTATTATCCAATGGTGCTGAACTCAGATTTTTAGGAACAAACTACAGGACAGCTCAGGGTCATCACGGAAATTTATATTTTGATGAAATATTTTGGACCCATGGTTTCCAAGAACTTGAGGAAGTTGCCTCAGGTATGGCAACTCATAAAAACTGGCGTTTGACTTATTTCTCAACACCATCATCCATCACACATGAAGCCTATGAGTTTTGGACTGGAACTCGTTTTAATAAAGGTAAACCCAAAGATCAACATTTAAAAATTGATGTTAGTCATGATGCTTTAAAAGATGGTCGAGTTTGTGAAGACTTGATGTGGCGACAAATAGTCACAGTTGAAGATGCTCAAGCAGGCGGTTGTGATTTATTTGATATTGAACGTCTGAAATTTGAAAAGTCTCCAGATGCTTTTCAAAATCTTTACATGTGTGAATTTGTTGATGATGGTCAATCAATGTTTCCATTGGCTATGATGCAATCATGCATGATTGATACTTGGGAAATTTGGAAAGATTTTAAACCACATCATGCAAGGCCATTTGCTAATAAACCAGTCTGGGTAGGTTATGACCCAGCAAGAACGGGGGACAATGCAGGTTTAGTCGTTGTTGCCCCACCCCTTGTTCCTGGTGGTAAATTTCGTGTTTTAGAGTGTCATCAATTTAAAGGTGATGATTTTGCCCAACAAGCAGAACATATCAGAAATATAACCCTACGTTATAACGTGGTTTATATCGGAATTGATACTACTGGTATGGGCTATGGTGTTGCAGAACTTGTACGCCAGTTTTTCCCTGCATTAACTACATTTAATTATTCGCCAGAAGTTAAATCTAATCTTGTTTATAAAACATTAGATGTCGTCAGAAATGGTCGTCTTGAGTATGACTCAGGCAATAAAGATTTAACTCAGTCATTAATGAGCATTAAAAAAACACTAACTGCTTCACAAAAACAAATCACGTTTACAGCTGGGCGTTCGGATGAAGTAGGTCATGCGGATCTCGCATGGGCACTCATGCATGCAATTTATAACGAACCACTCGCAGGTATTACAGAAACCAATTCTTCAATGATCGAGATTTATTCATGAAACCATTTTCTATTGCAAAAAACATTTTAAGTAATGCATTGAATTTACGCCCTCACCCTAACTTTCCGATGCATTCAAATCCTAAAACTGAGGCATTTACATTTGGAGATGCAACTCCAATAACTGATGGCCATGACTTATCAAATTATATGGAGTGTTGGTTTAATGGCCGTTGGTATGAACCACAAGCCAATTTACATGGCTTATCAAAAACGGTAAAAGGCACACCATATTTGAGTAGTGCAATCAATTTTAAGAAAAATTATTTATCTAATTTATTTATTCCACATCCACATTTGAGTAAAAAGGATTTTGATCAAATCGCTTTGGATATTTTATGGAGTGGTAACTTTTACTTAGAAGATATTCGTTCACGTTTGAATAATCGTATTCAACTTAAAGCTGCTTTATCAAAATATACTCGAGTTGGTGATTTACCTGGCCAATATTTTTATTTGTCCAATGATCACAATGGTTATGTTGAACATGAATTCATGAATGGTCGAGTGTTTCATGTTCGTGAAACAGATATTGATCAAGAGATTTATGGTGTGCCTGAATATTTGTCTGCTCTGCAAAGTGCTTGGCTCAATGACTCAGCTACATTATTCCGTCGTAAATACTATAACAATGGATCACATGCAGGATTTATTCTTTATGTGAATGACCCAGCTTCAGATCCAAATGACATTACTGCACTCAGAACAGCACTGAAAGAAAGTAAAGGTCCAGGGAACTTTCGTAACCTGTTCTATTACAGCCCGAATGGTAAAAAGGATGGTATTCAAGTCATTCCCACATCTGAGATTGCTGCAAAGGATGATTTTGTTAGCATCAAAGGAACTAGCCGTGATGACATGCTTGCATCGATGCGAGTCTACCCACAGCTTTTAGGGATCATTCCATCAAATGCCGGTGGCTTTGGTGATATCAAATCTGCATCGGAAGCATATAATTTTAATGAAGGTGGGCCATTGAAAGCCAAGATGTTACAGCTCAATGAAATGATTGGCGATGAAGTAATTAGATTTAAAGATTTCGAATTAATAACGACAAAATAAAAAAAGCCCTAAGGGCTTTTTTTTATGGATTTAAAAATTCCAATATCGATTTCAATTCTTGATTAACATGATTTATAGCTATTTCAGCAAATTGATTATTACAATCCTCTTCCTTCAATTTCATTAATTCTTCATTGATCTTTACAATCTTTAACTGCGCTCTCGTTATGTTCTCTTTAACTACGCTTTGACGTTCATTTAACAT